GGGAGTTTTCCTGAACGCTGTCAAGTATTCAAAGATTATAGACGGAACTGCTCCACGAATATAATCTGTATGGCCTTCAAAGAAGAGTTCACGCACCTTGGTAGCATCAATTGGATTAGATCCGAATTCAACAAAACCCTTTAATGAGACAAAAGCCCATTCGGGAAATGCATGATTATACCAGCTAGATTCATCCTTATCATATCCAAGAATACAGATGTCCTGATCTGCTATAGTTGGATTTTCTTTAGCCACTGAACTTTGTACATTGGCAATCCAGCTATTATTACTGTATTTGAAATCTGGAAGTGGGTAAATTGCGATATTTGCACGATTGCGTTCAATCATAATCGCGTTGTTGATCATTTCCTTGCGTTCTGCATAGGTAAATGGATTCTTAGGTGTGCGTGGTTGGAAAGCACTACCTACTAGGATAATAACTTTCTCAGCAAGATCGATTGCCTGAAGTGTATTTGCCAGGTGGCCGTTGTGGAAAGGTTCAAAGCGTCCAATGAGGACTGCTACTTTATAGCGTTTTGTCATATTTGGCTCCCAAATAATTATTTGACTGCAGAAGTCTGTCTCTGCGTATGTATTTAGCCTCTAATATAACATAGAGGCATGTTTTAGGTCAAGCTATCAATCATAATCGGGGTAGACTTCTTTCCTCGACGGTGTAGGAATACCCTTTAGTTTACGCATAATAGCAACGTCTTCGGTCGGATTTTCATCATTAAAATTATTCCATATATTTCTAAGAAAGTAGAATATTCCATATAGTACCCATCCGGCTAATATCACTCCAAACCAAACAGAAATTAATAGTATTGCCATTTTACCAACCCAAATTGAAGCTATAAGGGAGGGAATAACACAGAACAAGATAGAACATACAATAGTGCGGGAAAATCCGTCGCCTTTATCCCAACACCATTTTGCGAATTGAACTAATCTCATGCTCGCCACCTCAGTCTTTCTACAATTAGTTGGGCTTCGGTTTCTCTCTCAAACTTATATCTTTTCCACGAGTCCGATATTGCATTATATAGGGATAATATACAGTATAAAAGACCAATTATCACAAAGCCGCAGAGGAATATAAGAATTGCTTTCATACCAATAATAAACAAATTAACTAAGCAAATACCCATCCATAGAAGAGTTAAATAGATTATTTTGTCTGCCCTTGACATTTTCTTTATTGCCCAGACAATAAATTTAATTATTTCTATCACGATGTTGCCCCATCCATACCGTCGTTTTCTGGATCATTTAGAATCCGCAGTAATTCCTCTTCCTCTGCAAGAGTCCATTCAAGAAATTCCTCAAATTGTTCCTCATCTGGTACAGATACAGGATCAGGTATGTCTTTTGGTTTCTGTGGTGTGTTCATATTTTTCCTTTTCGGCTTCGAAAACCCGTTTTCTTAAATTCGATGTTGAGAATCCATGATTTCTAGAATTGAAGACAACCTTATTCTCCATCCCCGGAATATTCCAACCAGTAAATTCCTTACCTTCCCAGTCAGCACCTATAAATCTCTTGTCAAATTTAACAGAACACAAAAGATTATACAAGTCTTGTTCGGTTTCATATACCACCACCTCGTCTACATACTTGCAGGCTCTGACCTGCAAATAGCGTTCGTGTGTACTTTGAACGGGAATATTCTTCTCCGGGCGATCAATATGTGGATTTGTTTGCAAGAAGACAATGAAATAGTCGCATTGTCCCTTGCATTCTTCAAACATTAGAAAATGACCGGCATGGGTGAGGTCGAAGCTACCGGCAGTAACTCCAATTACACATTTGATCACGGCTTCTCGGAAGTAGGAAAGGGGCACACGGCGTTTGGGGGATTGGTAATACCATCCTTATATATACTTTCTTCTACTATCTCGACATGGAATTTATCTTTAATATTAGCGGCAAAGAATTTTCCTTTTGATTCAGCACCGTCAAAGTTAACTATCAGTGATGAATTTACATCATAGTAATTGTATTTTGTCTTGGATTTGAATTCAACTGTAAGAACCAATGTTTCATCATCGTATTCATACGAGGCTATGGAACTACTGCCTTCTACTTTTCTCATTGTTTTCATATTTTATCCTACTATGTTTATTCATTTAAGTAATTTTTCGGTATCCAACCCATTCTATCAAAACATTCTTTAACTAAATCCGATACCACTCCTTCATTTCCAGAGCAATAAAAATCCATGTAGTTCTCATTGGTATTATGATATTTATTACGTATATCCGAAATACATCCACCAGCAAAGCGCCAAGAACAAGACCAATATGGCTCTTCTTCTCCCTTTAGTTTCCAGACTATGAGTTCATCATCGGGGAGTGGTGGCTTCTTCGGATACCAATCTACATTACAAAGGGCGGAATAAAATTCTACTGCAATATCACGATCTCGCAAATATTCAATGACTATTCTATCATTCGACATTTCTTCGGCGAGATCTCTTTTTTCTAAGTCCACAGGTTATGTCTGATTTTGACTAGGCGAATAAACATTTCGTCATCCTCTTGTCTCCATTCTTCCTCAAGTTTAGTCTGCGCCTCCATGGCTTCATGGTGGGCTTGATAATCTGGTGCATCTTTATCAAAATCCTCATCCAAAGATGCTAAGATATCAAGTCCCTGATGGTCATATGGCGGTGCATCAAGGTCTTTTCTTGCAGGACGTTTATTTACCCACCAATCGTAGAGAGCCATGATTTCTCGTGCGGCTACCGCTTGGTGATCGCAACGTTCATGAGGTGGTAATGAAGGGTCGTCTAAGGTTGCAGCCCATTCGAGGTGCTGTATTCCAAGATCTGGGCGTCTAAACGGGAAGAAAACACGGTAGAGAGGCATATGTCTTTCACACCATGTTTCATTTTCTTTGCGCTCATCTGACCACATATAATGGTGCCACGCTTGTTCAACTTCAACAAATTCTTTGAGCATGTTAAAGGTGACATGTAACATCTTAGTATCAACATCATTCCAGCCGGGTAGTAATCCTGTCTTTACAACATGATAACGATGTGTAGTTCTATATCTAACCCAATCTGTTATTTTTTCGTATTTCCATTTAATAGGTAATATCATTGCATAACGAAAAGTGTGCGTGAACCAATAACGAACCGGGGCGTCCTCCTTATATTCTTTATTAAAGAGGCGCCAACCCTTTGATGATAGGGCGCCTGGTGGATTGTAATCCATCCAAGCTGATATTTTATTTAGTAAATGTTTGATCATGCAAGTATATTACACATAATCTATCAATCTGTCAAGATCAATGTGATTGATTTGCCTTGGAGATGAATCCGTTCAATTTTTCGGCTTCAGCAATTACTTCTTCCGTTGTTGGAAATGTAGTTTGCTTACTTCCATTATTTCCGACAACGGCAGCCTTGTGTTTTTCGTTAAGGATTACTTGGGCAAGTTGCAAAAGTTCTAATCTAATTTCGTATGGTGTCTTTCCAGATTTATTCATGTATTTCCTTTGTGTTGTGTTTAGTATGATATTGTATTATCAGATCCAGTAATTGAAACGCCATTTCCGCGACCGATTACTGTGACCGTATCTCCAACTCTCTGCAATTTCAGTCCGTTTGCTATCACGTTATCAGAGCCACCATTGGCTTTAAATTTATGTCCGCAGTTTGTAGATCCGAGATCACCTTCCCGAATAATCTGTAATGAATTTGCCTCAACGTTTCCCGCATGTGGATCCCAGGTGCCCGAAAAGCCCCTTGGTTTACGGTGATTGAAACAAACCCCTGTTACAATATCCCCTGTTCTACAAATTGCCTTGAATGTCATTATTTCTTCAATAATTGAATTGGTGAAATTGCCTGTTCATATTGTTCCTGCAATTTTGGTGCAGGAATTGCTGTAATAATAGGCTTTGGAACGCTAATTGCCTGTTCGGGATCAGCCATCATAATAAACGGAGCAAATTGAAATCCATTTTGAGTTGCTACCATACAAAGTGGATTCTTTACTGAGTAAGACATCATTGTTTCCTCAAGAACCTTACCAATAAATTCCTCACCTGCTGCTGTTTTAAAGATACCAATGTATGGTATATCCTGTTTATGCATTTTTAACATTGTTGTTCCTTTATTGTTTCATGTAATTGTAGACTCATGTTACAAAATCCGCGATCTAAATCTCACAACCACCTGCTGTACAAGCCAACATCTGTGAACCTTCGACATTATCTTCCATTTCAATAATACCGTCCCAATCAATGGAGGATGGCATCTTAGCTAGCAATTGTTCATATTCTTCTTTAGTACAATCCTCGTATGGTGCTTGTTTGTAGTTGCCACCATCGTAAGGTAGGAAGGATACACCCGACATTTCATCAAAATGATCCCAAACAAATGCGCCGACTGCCGGCCATTCTTTTTCATTTACAGAAATTGTGACGGATGGCTTATGTTCGCAATAATGATGTTGATATACAAGCCACAAATGGAGGTGACTAATAGCATCAAGCTGTGAACGGAGAATTGCTCCGGAAGGTGCCTTCTTTGGGAAGGTGAATACCATAGTGCTGCCCGGTTTCATAACATCGGGCTCTGATGGCACGCCTGCATCTATCATAGCCTTTGTTAGTGGGTCTTTAATGTCACCACGAATGCGACGATAGTAATATTCTGCGTGCCTTGGATGAATTCCACTGGCTGTATCTGTAAGTTGTGACACAGTACCGGACGGTTTAATTGCAGTAATAGCAGCGGAGACAGGAATACCGAGGATATCAGCATATTCGGCGTTTATAACTATGCTTCTTGCCTTCAATTCTTCTAATCTTGCTGGTAATGTTGGATCAGATGGATTGTTTAATAGACTATTATCAAGAATACCTGTCATTGATACACCGAGTAATCTTTCTTGTTCAGTATTATCTCGCCAAATCTTACGTAAATAGGGAAAATGTGTTAACGTGGATTGAAATGTACCAAGAATGGAAGCAATTCGTATCTTACGCAATAATTCTTCCTGTGTATCCTCTGCTCTTACAATAATTTCTGCCAAATTACAGAATTGGTATGGTCTAAGAATAATTTCGGAACACGGATTAGTGCCAAACTCATGATCTGGATTACGACGACCGTTTGCTTTTACAATATTCTTTGCAGCTTCACGATTAAAAATCCCACGTTCACCAGACTTCGATTCATATAGCGACAACCATTCCTGCATGAAGATGCCTACATCGGGTCTTTCTGTATGACAAGCACTATTATTGGCCAATGCACGCTGGCTCTGAGTCTCCCACCACGATCCTGTTTTAGCATTACGCATCCGGTCATCAGAAAGATTTGATAGGGAAATCATAGCAGAGCGGCGAACCCCACCGACGACAACTACCTCTCCTACTTTACACATGATGTCATGACATTCGACACTATTTAATTTGCGACCTTGCGCATTTTTGAATATCTTTACTACAAATTTAAAGAGCTCAACTAATGGCCCAGGACCGGATGCACGACCACCGAATGTTTTTAATCTTGTACCGGCAGGCCGAACCTTTCTGACATCCCACTTAGGTGCTTCACCGGAATATAACATTGCGATAACCTGACGCAATGCCTTCGCCCAACCTTCCTTGCTATCAGATACAACAATAGTTGACTCACTATCAAAAATCTTTTCAGGAACTTCGGGCAACTTTGCTATATATTGTCTTTCCACACTGAAGCCTACACCGGTTCCGCAAAGTAAAATAAACATTGC